CGTCGCCGGTGACCCTCGCGTTACCGGCGACCACCGCTTTGCCTTCGACCACCGCGTTGTCGCCGACCCACGCGTTACCGAGGACCCACGCGTTACCAGCGACCACCGCGTGCCCGGTGACCCGCGCATCCCCGTCGACCACCGCGTTACCGGCGACCCTCGCGTTACCGGCGACCACCGCGTTGCCACCGACCCACGCGTCGCCGCCGACCCTCGCGTTACCGCCGACCCCCGCGTTACCGGCGACCCACGAGTTCCCTTCTTGTGAGAGATTCTTCTCACATGCGATCCAACCTCCGATTTGCCCGTCCGAAAGTCGACGGATCCTACGGAGTCCGTCCTTCGTCTCACCTGTAAATTCGTATTTCATTTGGCCTCTTTCTTACGCCGGGTCAAACACTCAAATAGATGCAATATCTCGGCTTTGTCTTCGGGCGACAGCAATGCTGCTCTCTGCTCCAAAAGGCGCCGAAGGACTTCGTGCTTCGTCATCTTGAGAGAGTAAGATGAGAGGTGCAAGAACTTTATTCAGCCAGCAACAGGCGCCTTGATCGCCGGGCTGAAGCGCGTGAACTCGCGAAAGACAACGCCTTCGCCGGGCCGCGTGTTGACTTCGCGCCATTCCGCGGCTGCCCACGCGGGGAAGTAGGCGTCGCCCGGCACATCGAGCAAGAGGCAGGTGAGAAGGAGACGGGTCGCCCGCGGCAAGGCCTCAGCGTACACGGATGCGCCCCCGATCACGAATGGCTCGGCGTCCGTGGTGCGCGCCAACGTCAAGGCCTCCTCCAGAGACGTCGCAACTTCACAGCCAGCAAACGTCACGTGCGGGCGTCGGCTGAGAACAATGTTGCGTCGACCCGGGAGGGCTCGTCCAATCGACTCGTGGGTTGCCCGACCCATGATGATGGCGTGCCCCATCGTTTGAGCTTTGAAGTGCCGAAGATCTTCCGGCAGCGACCACGGCAATTGGCCATTCGCCCCGATGACACGAGAGGGGGTGAGTGCCGCAATGAGTGCGAGGGGCCTCATACCGCCACCTCAGCCTTGATCGCCGGGTGCGGGTCGTAGTCGTCGATGCGTATGTGCTCGCGCCGGAACGCATCGATGTCCCGCACGCTCGGGTCCAGGTGCAGCGTCGGCGCACGTTTCGGCTGGCGCCTCAGCTGCTCCTTCGCGGCGTCGACGTGGTTGGCGTACAGGTGGACGTCGCCCATTGTGTGAATGAATTCGCCTGCTTGCAGGCCGCACACGTGAGCCACCATGTGAGTGAGCAGCGCGTAGCTGGCGATGTTGAACGGAACGCCAAGGAACACGTCGGCGCTCCGCTGGTACAGCTGACACGACAGCTCCCCGTCCTGGACGTAGAACTGGAACAGCGTGTGGCAAGGGGGCAGGATGACGTCGTCTACCTCGGCCGGGTTCCATGCCGTGACTATGTGGCGCCGTCCGTAGGGGTCCTTTCGTATCCCTTCGATAACATTGCGAATTTGGTCAATACCTCCCGTCCATCCAGACGGATCAGAGCGGGGTACACACAGCGTGTACGGCCACTTATGTAGGCGCTGCGCGCCAAACCGGCGCCACTGATGTCCGTAGACGGGGCCGAGCTCGCCCGGGGGCCACCCTTTTCGCGCGCACTGCTCCGGGGTCGCCCACTCGTCCCAAATGTGGACGCCGTCCGCCTGCAGCGATGCAACGTGCGTATCGCCGCGCAGGAACCACAACAGCTCCCCAACGACGGAATGCCAGTGTACGCGCTTGGTGGTCAACAGGGGAAACCCCTCTCGCAGGTTGTACGCCACCTGTCGTCCGAAGAGGCTGTACGTCCCGACGCCCGTCCTGTCGGGACGCGCCGGAAGGCCTACATCGGCCACCAAAACCAACTTTCGCAGGAGGTCGAGGTATCTGTGGTCGGACATCACGAAATCACCTCTTGCGGTAGTTTAGGAAACGGGTTCCCGAAACCCTCTCTCAGGTTTTCGGCTTCTCGGATGTACCTCATGGAGGTGGAAGAATCCTCGTGCCCTGCTCTTTGCATGATTTTCAAATGCTCATCTCCTCTTACAGCTGCCCATGTGATCCCTGTAGCTCGAAGGTCGTGCGCCGTAATGTGACGCGACCAAGGCGTGTTGACAAACAACGCAGGCCTAGCAATCCCAGCAAGCTCTAAATGGCGGCGAAGCAACTCCGCCCTGTCCTCTGCAGGAGGCAGCCAGAAATCCCCTCTCCTGCCTCGCTTTCCCTTGGCCAAGAGGGCTCGGAGCAAGGGGAAAAGATGCGCATCAATAGGAATGCGTCTCGTCTGCCCCGCTTTCGTGGATTTGATCTCCCCGGTCTCTCTTTTCACCGCTTTGGTGATGGATAACGTCTTGTGCTCGAGATCCACATCGGAGTGGAGCAATGCCTCCAGCTCCCCCACCCGCATGTAACCGTAAACCAGTATCGTATACATCTGCCGAGCTCGGAGAGGCACTGAAGGGCTGCGGGCCAGCGTCTCGAACTCCGAGGGGTACAGGTACTGCAGGGCTTTGCTAGGCCCTTTATCGGGCCCTCTGACGTCCCGGGAGGGGTTGGTCAGAAGGGCATGGAGAGAGGGGTCCTTATGCCTTGTCGCATCGTCAAACATTTTGGTCACCGTGGACCAGACGTTGGCTGCGGATTTCCATCCGAGCCCCCCTTTCGCCACTTTCTGGTCCAACGCCCCGACAACTTCGCGGAGGTCGTTGGGGGAGATGTCCGAGATCGGCAGCTCTCCAAATCGGACTTTTCCACGGATAAGAGTGGGGAGAACGTGCAGCCTCAAGTGGCTCTCGTTGTAACCCGTGTTACCAACTCGCCCCTCTCGACTGAGCACCCAACGGGCCGAGTAGGCCCTCACCGTCTCTCGTTGATCAGGCATCCCCTACTATGCACTTGCTAGTAAGATACGCAAGTCAGAGAAGGGATCGTCGCCTCATAAGGGGTTCTTTCGGGGTCTACCGCGGCCTCGTTTCACGATCTCCCCCCGTATGGAGGGTCTTCCGAAATTGGGCTCCGGAGCAGGTTCCTCTGCGTTTTCATGTGTGAGATCCACATCAAAGCCCTCCGAGGTCTCGAGGCCTCTGTATTCCCGGACGAAATCGTCCGCGGCTTGGATAGCTTGCTCCATTGGAGAGCGTTGCTCCCAGGGTGTAGGGGAAGAGAGCACAAGCCGAGCGTAGACCTGCGCCGCAATGAGAGCGTGGAGGTCTTTCACAGGGTGGGGTCCTGGGGATCGAAAGCCTTCGGCTCGTCCTTGACTCGAAGGGGCCAGGACCACGTACCGGGCCGATCGCCTTCACAAACCTTTGAAAGAGGGGTGGGGTCGCCCTTCTTCGAAAAGGCGCAGATGTTCACACTCCCGTCCTCATGGACGGCCGTGACAATAGCCGCCCACGTCTCCCCTCGAAAATAGAGATCTGAGGGGGAGTAATGCACGATCCTACCAACAGTGGGTTTCATACCAGAATAGTAGGAGGCCCATCCTGGAAAGCTTTTCACAGGAGCGCAATAGCCACGCAACGGCATTGGTAGTCCTGGCCAGGGTGCCCAGTGTCCGCCGGAGGGTCTGCCCAGGAGAATACGCGCCCCTCTTTGCTCACATGGGTCGGCCTGACCCTGTCGTCTCCCACCGTGGACCACGTGTACCTGTCCACACCTGCAGCTTCTTGCCTCGCCTGATTGATGGCCCCGTTGAGCTTGAGCACTTGATCCCTCGCGATGAGTTCCGCCCTTGCCTCGCTGATCTTCGCCTGGGCCAGAAGCTTCTCTTTCAGAGCATCTACGGAAAGCCCGAAGTTCTCGGGGGCCGAGAAGACGGCTCGAACAGCCCCCGAATAGTCCCTCAGCGCATTCTCTACGAGTCGAATACTAGCCTCCCTCGCGGCGAAAACGGCCAGCTTGACTTTCGCAGGATCCCTTAGCAGGCCGAGGGCCTTGAGAGTGACCTTCTTGTTGGCATCGACAACCTTCTTCGCCATGCCGTCAAAGAGCTGAGGTACGGGGACCTTCTTGGCATCGAACCTGGCACCGAACGTCGCCCTGTGGGCCTCTCGGAACACCTCGACGAGCCCTCTCACGTAGGCCTCTTCTGCTGCTCGAGGAGCGGAGAGATGCTTGGCCAAGAGGCGGCGCTTCGCGCGAGACTCGGCGAACGAAGGGGGCCTCACGGGGCTTCGGAGTCCTTGGGGGTCTTCTCTCCGGGTGCCGGCAAGGGGTCCCCCCCAGGCTCACCCGCCGCAGGCTTGTGCATCTCCGGATCCGCCATCATCTCGAGCTCGATCTTCTTGCTGGCCTCCCTCGCTTGAATATCGATCTCTGTCTGGCTGATCTTTCGATTACCATTCGAGATTCGCATCGCTACCTCCTCCGGAAGGAGGACTCCCGCCGCGATATACGCACAATCCCGATCGGCGTCTTGCTTCTCCGTCAGAGACTCTTCTTGCTCTGTGGGCTCCCAGAGCTTGTTGAACTTGATCCGAATCTGCTCAGGGTCCGCGCCTCTGGCCACTGCGAGCAGTCGGTAGACCTTGAGCAGCGCGGGCAACAGGACCTTGCGCTGGTCAGCTCCAACGGAGTCGTAGAAGGCCCTGAAATCAGAATCCCCCGTCGCATTCATGCCCGCGGCACTTCTGCCCATCAGCAACGTCACAGGGATCTTAGTCGCCGCCGACATGCGTTGCATGATGCGATCGAGAAGCTCCGGGAGAGAAGCAAAGGAAGTCGTGACACGTGCAAAGTCTTCCGTTTCGTCGAGCAGGATAGCTCTGGCCACGGACCTCGAGGTTTCCACCAGCTCCATTCGTTCCATGAGGGCCTCGCGATTGTTCGCGATCATGTGCATCAGATCTTTCATCTTGAAGACGCCTTGAGAGGCGTCTTGAAGGAGATGCCCAACGCTCGCAAAACTCATCCCAAAGAGCTGAAGTACTTCGTATGCGCACTGCAAAGTGGATATCGACCACCCCTGCAACCCGATACGAATGTGGACGTCCGTCAACTCCCCTTCAAACCTGATCACTCGAGATTCGTGGACATCTGACATGCCCCCGTAGAGAGGAGACGTCACTCTGTACACATCCGGCCAGGGCTCGGGGCCGATGCCGGTCGAGGGGTTACGGGCCAGTAGGAACTGTCTGTGGATGTACCGACGGTCGAGCACCGAGAGAAAATCCACGCTTCGGACCCTTTTCTCGTCCAGGGGGCTCTGCTGTGGTCGGCCGTCTTTGACCCCCAGAATCAAGGCCGCACCCCCAAAACATTTACCCCAGCACATGGCCTCGAACAGATGGCGGTCCACCTCGAGGGCTTCGGCGTCTTTCCGTAACTCCTCCGTGAGTTCTTGATCGTCCGTCTGCACTTGATACCCGGCGCGCAGCATCTCCTCGGGACGAGTTGTTACGATTCTTCTGGCGATATCATCATTGTGAAACAGAATGGAACATTGTTGGGCACTGAGGAGACCCCCCTCCGAGTAGGAGGCCATGGTCATCTTGTCTCGGGACGTACCAACGCCTGTGTAGGCGTTAGCCCAGCCGTCCGTCTTCACCGTGCGAAGAGCTGTCCCCATGGCCGAGAGCGTCTTGACCAGGCTGGCCGCTGTGACAGGGCCGCTAGGAAAAGGGTCAGGCACGATCCAGGACTTGGGAGACGTCATAGTCGAAGGGTATGAAACAAGGCCCTCCTCTCGTGGGCATACCCTTTGAGTATGAGCGATCAATGTAAAGCCCCTAACGGCCGCCTCCGCGAAGCGGGTGCTGTCCGGATCCACGAACTCGTCGAGTCCGGGAGAACCTACCAGGAAGTTGCTATCTTGCTGGGCATTTCGATTGGCACCGTCTACAACGTGAATACGGGCCGGACGTGGGCCTTCGTCAAAGCGGATCGAGACGCAAAGAAAGCCTCCGGCACACTTCCTAAGTGAACCCTTTTTCGCCTAAACCCGAGGTCTCTGGTCTTCTCTGGAGTCGACTCCCCTGTGACACGGACGAGTCTTGGCAAGCTTTCTGCGAATACCGCGACATGCGCAATCGCCGTCTGCGGGCTGTCACGAAGGCGTCCGTTCTGCAGACACAGAAGTGGTACCGAGAGCACAATTGGAAGGCCCGCATAGCGGCTTACGATCTCCACCTTGACGCAATTGTCCTCGAGGAGAGGGAGGAAGCCCTTCGTCTCAGCGCTCGAGACGTTGCGGAGGAACACATGGCCATCTTGGCCAGTGGCCGAGAAATCGTAGCCCTGGAGTTCGCGAGGATTGCGACACTCACAAGGGATTCTCGGGGAGTCAACTCCGTCTTGAAGACGTCCGAATTGATCAAGCTCACGGAGCAGGTCATCAAACTGGATCGTCTCGTCCGAGACCAGACGACGGAGATCTCCGGCCAAGTGACAGACCTGTCAAAACTCACGGACGAGGAGCTGGCCATTTATGAGACCCTCCTGGCCAAGTCGAAGGCCACCTCGGGGGAGGTGGAGCTCGATCCGGACGTCCAGCACTGACTAGCGTCGGAGTCTTTTCAGCAGCCACAGGCCTAGCCCGACGGCGTCTACCAGATTGTGACGGATCGAAGGCGCCAAAGAGTTCAGGCACGCGTTGAGCCGAAAGACCTCCTCCTCGGAGAGCGCGGCCAGGATTCGCTTGCTGTGAATCTCCTTCGGCGTCTGTCCCTTCCAGGTGGTGGGGAGGACGAGTTCCACAGCCAGACCTGCGGCCTCCAAGCGCTCTTTCATCTGACCTACGCCGATGGCCAGAGTGATCAGATCGTTGGGGTCCCCTTTGCTTTGACTGGCCCGATAGACCTGGGGGCGCTCAATGACCGCACGGTCATAACCACTCGCAGTGCTCACCTTGGGTGGGTTTCGCACCCCCCCGGCCATGAAGCCCTCCTGAGTGTGAAAAGACGCCCATCCCAGGTCATTGCCGGGGTCTATAGCCAGGATGAAATTCATTGCGCCCCCAGGCCTTGGATGAAGTCAAAACGCTTCTCCGAGCCCGGGACAGCGCTGGGCAAAGCCAGCAGCGCATACCCCCCTGACTTGGCGAGCATGTCCGCAACGTAGCGAGCTGAGCCTTCAATGCGGATGACAACCTCAGCTCCGGAGTCATCCAGAACAGACACGGTGACCCCTCGGGGGAGTTGCATACAAGAAGAGTATAAAGAGCCTCTCAGAGAACTTGTGTCAGAGGGAGGGGGAGAGGCCGAATGCGCCGGAGACTCGAATGCTCGTGCCGTTGAAGGCCAGGATGCGACGGCCGTTGGTTGTGAGCCCCGCAAAAGTGGTGATAGGCAAACTCGTGTCCGGACCAAGGCGGGCCTCCGCATCTCTCCACGTCACGCCGGAGTCGATCGAAAACATCAACGCCCCGAAGGTGGAACCTACCTCGCTGGCCAGGGCTACATACAACGACCCCAAGCACACGAGGTCCGTAACGCGACCACTGACGAAATTGGCGCCGTCCATGCGGATGTTCCAAGTGACTCCGTCCGAGGACGTCACGCACATCAGAGTCCCGCTGAACCTCTTGACAATGAGCACAAACTGCTCAGCAGCCTCGTCGTAACTAATTGCTCGAATTGAAAAATTTGAGCCCATGAACAAGGTGCTAAAAGTCCGAGACGTCCAGGTGACTCCGTCCGTCGTAGTGCAGTAATTGATGTTTGAGGCGTTCTCCCAATAAGCGTTGACGGCCACAGCCACGGTAGCCCCCGCTGAGAGGAGGATAACCTCAGCATTCGTCATACTCGGCAATGTGGCAACGCTCCATGTGGTCATGTTCGCTGATGAAGCCACTTTGTACCCAATAACCCCGTTGTTTGCGTAGCCCGCAGTAAGAACCCTGCCGGAAAAGACGTGGGATCGAGGCGCTGGTATCGTCGGTGAACTGTTCCAAGTGGGCATTGAGACATCTGTGTAGAAGCCCCAAAAGTTGCCAGTCGTGTAATACTCGATACGCTGTGTCAGGGGTGCCACATTCCAAAAGTGGACATTACCCCCGAACACGAATGGGGCCGCGTAAGAGATCCCCGACGTATTGGTGGGAGAAGCCCCCGCCGCAACCCAACGCACCCCGTCCGCACTGGCCAGGATGCGAAACGTGGTAGTTCCGCCTAGGGTTGTATTGTAGCCCAGGAAGAACATACGATGGGGTGCCGACCACGCCAGAGACTCCAGGATCGCAGAATCCCCTTGGAGAATGTCACCGAATTGGTCTTCCGACCAGTTGATCGCGGGCAGGTGCGCCGTCAGGTCTCGCAAGGCGTTCGTATCCCCTACGACACCATTCAGCAGGTAATTCATTTCCTGCGCAGCCACCGCTGTGCGGGGAGTCAAGTACGTTCCCGCGGGGGCCACTTTCAACGCTGTGGCGGACCAAGGGTCAGCCCCCGCGGGGTAATTTGTTCCTGTGGCCCACGTCACTCCGATGAATTTAGGTCTGCTCACGGTACACACTCCACCATGTCAACAAATCTGGAATAGTCACTGTCCGTCGTGTGCCCTAAACCTCTTGCATTGGCTACGGTTCCGACGCTCGATCCCCAAACAACGTCCCCCGGAGAGACGGGATCCCAGTTGGAAGTCCTAAGGACACCTCTGACGCCCGCCATCCTCGTCTGTCCAAGCTTCTGGGCCAGAGTTCGCCCACCGAAGGCGTTGTAACTGCCGACCTCGAAAGCCGCGTCGGGGAACTCTTCGTAAGTCGTCACGATCCCCGGGGGAGCGGACTGTTGCGCCACTTCGACGATATTCCGGGCGAGGCCGTGAGCCTTGTTGACCAGAACCCGGACTCGGATGGCCACAAGGTACTCTGCATCAGAGCGTCCGAATCGTGCCTCCCCTACGAGCTTGCCTACGGTGTCAAGATGGCTCCCCTCGGCGTCCAGGGATACCTCCGCCTCCTGGCCAGTGAGCAGATCTCCACAATCGCAGCACTCCCCATTGTCGGGTACCACGTTTGCGTAGCTGACGCCCAAGAGCCTCGAGGTCAACACCTTCCAGATCTGGTCCTCCAGGGTTTGCACCCTCGACGCGTAGATCTTGAGGATCTTTTCGATAACGGGTTTGCCCTTGAAAGCCCCCGTCAACCTGTCTAGGGTTTTGTCCTCCAGATCGAGGCTTTGGCAGGGCATCATAGGACGTTCACCACAATCGTGGGGTCGTCAACAATAGCAATTTCTCTCGAACCAATCACCAAGTTGGCTGTGCCCGATGGGGAGGCAGAGAACCCAAGTTCGAAAAGAGGGACGTCGTAGACCCCCGGCACCGAAAAAGCCGCCGAACGCAGAGCCAGGGCCACCACGTCGTCCCCCAACTTGTACCCCGCGGCCTTGGCCTTCAATGCGGCTTTCACCGCAGCCGCGGAAACGACAGGGCCAGCCGGGTCTTGAGTCACGTTGATATCGATGTAAATGGGTCTTGATACAGCACGGCTGAAAGACATCACACGAGTGACGCCTTCCTTGTCCACGGCATTGGCTGTCGTCGAGCCGAAATAGGCTATGCCTCCCCCCTTGTTATCCCAAAGAGCTTGAGCAATAGTGGTGTTGCTCGCC